AAGGTCAAAACAAATTAATTCAAAATCTTTTTGTACCTCATTTGTTTCACCAACTTTTTTAAGTGAACCAACTCCACGAGATGAAATACCCAAAGTAACACCTTGTCTTAAATAATTTGCAGCTAAATCACCTTTTGTTGAACAAATACCTCTTTCATGAAATCCTGGACTTGTAAGTAATTTTAATTTACCTAATAATACTGGACCATCCCACCATACCTCAGTGATTATGTGTGATACACGATCAAGGTCAATAAGAGAAGATTCTGGGTGATTTAATTCAGATAGAGACGTTCCTTTCTCAATCATCTTTTTATAATTTTCAGCTTCCCTTTTTAATATATCTTCAGGATATACTCTACCATTTCTATTAGGTGTGTTATATTTTTGTAAAACCGCATAAAATTCAAAGGGTTTTGAATAGTCCAAGAAATTTTTTTGTTCCATAATAAAATGGTTACCACTTTCTCTTGGGTTTATATATCCCGCATCATATTCAATAAGAATCCCCTTACCAGTTTCGTTAGGTGCTAAAATTTTCATATTTAATTTTTATTATAAATATTACTCCTTTTCGGTTTTTATTTTTATTAACTTAGTATTTCCATTTTTAGTTAAGTAAAATTTGAAATATTCATTCTTTGTTAGTATATCAGAATATATTTCTTTTATAATATTTTTTAATGATTTTTTTAATTTTGTTGATTTAAAATCTATTTCTTGTTTTAAAAATAAATTTATTTCTAGATTCATAAAAGATTTCTTTTTTAAGTGTAACCCACTAGTTCTTAAGTCTAGATCTACAATAAATTTATCATCAAATAAATTTTTATCTATACTCTGAAATACTGAATGTTTAACCGATCTATTCATATTTAAAACAATTCTATTCCAGTTTTCATACTCTTCTTTTGGTTCTACCCAGGTTTGTAAGTTTAAATATAGTGATTTAAATTCTTTTGAATCTACCGTACCGTAATGTACTTTAGATGTTCTGAAACCATTTATTTTGGTAGTTTTTCCTTTCTTCATAATTTTTTTCCATGTGACTTTGGTTTATTTTAAAAAAAAATACTTAATTTTGTGATATATATCAATATAATAAACATTTTAATTAAATTATGTTAATAGTCCAAGTAAAAAAAAACGACATAGAAAGAGCTCTTAAAGAGTTAAAGAGTAAAGTTATAAAAACTCGTCAAAATTCACATCTAAATTATAGAAAGGAATTTACAAAAAAATCAGTTGAGAGGAGAGATTTGCTAAACAAAGCAATCTATAGACAAAAATTACAATCAAATAATTAAATATTTCTATTTAATTCTTGTAATTTAAAGTAATTTAATTTATCGTACTTTTCGTTTTTAATTTTTGTTATTGTCTCTGTTATTTTAGATTTAATATCATTGTCGGTTTCTTTAGATTTTAAATCATTTAATTTGTCAACAACATCTTCTTTAATTACTTCATATTTTAAAGTTAACTTTTCGTCCGACTCTGATAATATTGACTCTAATTTTATTTTTTCATTTTCATTTAGTGATGACAAATAATTTTTTACAGTTTTATTTGCAATTTGGACCATCTGATTAATACTAATATTTTTTAGTTCGTCATTATTCTCATCTTTTTTCTTCAGATTTTCTATTAAAATATTTTTACTTTTAATTTTATTTTCCAATGTTAAAAGATTATTAGAGAAAACATTATCAATATCTTCGTAAATATTTTTTGTTTTAATATCACTAACCCACAATTTTAAATCATCAATATCAGATTTAGAAATTTTGTTAACAGTATTTTCATAGATAATAATACTTTGATTTACAAAATCAGAAGCTACAGATTCATTTAAATCTTTTTTTGATGATAACTCATCATATAAAAAATAAAGTTTATTTATATTTTTATTTTTTGCGACTAATTGGTCAAAGACAAATAAATCTCTTTTTATTGTATTGTTTGTGTATGATTCTACCAAACATTTTTCTATTTTTGATTTAAGTAATCCAAATTTCATAGCTAATTTTTATTATAAATATTAACCATTAAGTAATTTTTCAAGTTCATTCTCAATCTGACCCAAAGAATTTCTACCTTTGGATAAATCAATATATTCATCACCAAATATATTATCACTCTCAAGTAGTATATTGTAGTTAGATTTTTCAACACCGTCCATCATTGGTGCTGGCGCTTCACCTCCCGGAGGTGGTGGTGGTGCTCCTCCTGCTGGTGGTGCTCCTCCTGGCGCTCCTCCACCACTTACAGTTTCTCCAGATACTGTTTTATATAATTTGTCAACATTATCAAATAATCCGGTATGTGTTATAACTGTTGCAGTATTTGCAATTTCAGCGGCCACAGCTCTTTCTAATCTTATTTGTTGTATTTCAAGTTTAATATCTTCATCAGAAAACCCAAATATATGTTTTTTAGCCCAAGTTGCTGATGTTGGCTGTATTGTATTTGGAATTTCTGTAACCATATCTTTATAAAGAGTTACCTTTTCTTTCCAAACGTCAATCATTAATAGATCCGCTTGTTTAGATGGGTTTGTAAGTCCTAAAGTAAAATTTCCAAGTTCATCTTCAAACCCCAGTAAAAACAAATGTATAATTGCGATTTTATTTAATTCGGCAATTACTGCTTTTTGAATTTTATTAATTGTTCTTGCAAAACGAATATCAAGTAATGATAGGTTTTTTCCATCACCAACTGGCTCTTCAAAACCTAAATAAGCTTTTGGAATCCTAAGTGCTGTAACTAATTTCTTTTGTATGTATTCAATATCTGCGATTTCAGATAGATTTGTTCCACCTGGTAATGTTTCAATTGGCATTGTAGCGGTAGCATCTCTAACGGGAATAAAGTAATCTTGATCCACAGCCATTTGATTAAATCTTAAATCAACGTTTCCAGTATTTTTATCAACAACTTGATCTCTTTTAAATTTGTTCGCAACTCTTTGTACATAAGCCTCAACGTCTTTATCATCCATGTTCCCAACAAATACCTTAAATACCCTTCTTTCTGGGGCTCTTGAAGTACGATAAATTAACATCGCATCTTCAGATAATACAAGTTGTTTCCAAATTCTTCTAGCCTTTTCAAGCATTGATGTTCCGTAAGGAAGTTTTCTATCATCACCAAGTAATCTAAAGTGCGCAATTTCCCAAGTATTAAACTCCATATCTTTTGTTTTCCAAATAAACTTCAAAGTCTTGTTTTTAAATTCAACATCGGAACCAATATTAGCAGTCATGGTTCTTGCTTCCATTCCCCTTTCTAATCTTTCAATTTCAATATTTGGTAATTGTAAACAACCAGTAATTCCTTTTTCTGGATCTAGTTTTAAATAGACAAAATTATCACCATATTTACATGTATTTCTAATCCACATCGGTAAATTAATACTTATATCTAAAACTTTATTAAATAAATCGGCTAGAATTGCTTTAACTCTTTTTGATTCAGAATATATTTGTAATACATAACCATCTTGGTTTGGTGTTGTTGATTCTTCAGAGTATATATCAAGTGCTGTTGAGATTTCTGGGGTATACTCCATAGATTCATAATCATAGAATGCAGAAATTCTATTTGGTTCGTAATATACAGCTTGAGCATATAAGTTATTTTCTATTTTTTTCCAATTATCCTGAATGTATAGACTTTGTTGCATTTGCAACTTTTCTCTTTCATACTCTTGTTTATCTGGCGTTCTTAGTAATACTTTTTTGTCTAGTCTATAAGACGGTTCATCCATACTTAACAGAGAGTTGGGTCCAAATGTTTTGGATAACTTCTGCCATATTGTTAAATTATTTTGTTCCATATTTAAAAATTTAATAACTTTCTTTTTTTTCTAAATGTTTTAGCACCAAACCAAATTAAAATAATCTTGTGTGATCAAATTGTTTAATTGTTGTGTTTCCAAATTACAAGTTTGAATTGGGATTGTTGTAGTCGTGGTTGTTGTCGGCTCAATAATTGGGGCTTCGGCAAATTCTTGATATGGTTTTCTTTTTTTATTAAAATCCGGTTTAAAAGTTTTTGTACTATAAATGTCTTGACCAACAACAATAAGTGAAGATCCGCCAATTTTTTTCCCTGATTTTTTTCTACGACTTAAACCCATAATAATAAATATTATCGTTTACCAAATAACCAACCGTATTCAATATAATCATTTTTTGATGGTCCAGAATTATCTCTACCATACCTATCGTTTTTAACATTCATATTTGGTAAC